TTGGCCATAGCCTTCCCGTCCTTTCGCTCTCTCGTTGCGAATTTCACGATCTCACCGCTACCGCCCGGTGCTGGCGTGCCTCCGTATCGTCGAGGCGGACGCAAAAAAGCCGAGCGCAAAGGCTCGGCTTGAAGTGGTCTTCACCCTCTATCGCGGGGTGCTTTGCGATGGGCGTGGATCAAGCTCCACGAAGGCTGCATCCCTATCGCCGGATGCGAGCGAACCATGTAGAATCCGCTTGATTTGCGGAGACAGAACCATGTGGCAAAAACCGGAAACCGCTCCCAAGAACGGCACCCCTCTGATATGGGCGCTAGAAGACGGCAGCGGCGTCGAATGTTACCTTTGGGTAGACGGCAACTGGTGGAAAATGACGTGCGACCCGTATACCGACACGTGGCTACCGCAAGGCCCCGATGCGCCTGGCGCGTTATGGACCTACTTCCCAATTGAAGTGGCCAGCCACGCCGGCAGGTGGGTGAAGGACCAAATCGACTTCATTCACGCGCTGAAGCGCGACTACCAGTTAGAGCACGTCAAAGTGGTGCGAGAAGAATTCTTCTCTTAAAATCCAAATGACTGCTGCGCCGGGAACGGCTGCGCCTGTTGCGGCATCATCTGTCCGCCACCCATGCCATCCATAGGTGGCAGAGGTCTGGCAGACATGGCAGGGATCGACGGTCTCATGGCAGGGGATGGCAGAGGATTGCCACCCATCGGAGAACCACCCGGCATCATGCCCTGCATTCCGCCCATGCCAACAGGCGACGCAGAAATCGTGGCGACTGCCTGAGCAGTGGACTTGAAGGCGTTGGCCTTGTTCAGCCCCGTCTTGGTCCGAGTTTCTTCCGTCTTCGCCTGTTCCTGATCGAGCGCTACGCGCTTGGCTTCCTCAGCCATTGGATCGGGCTCTGGCTCCATCATCTCAAGAAGCTTCTTCTTGATGTCGGACGGAAGCCCGGGCAGCAGTTCTATGATGACCTGCGGCGGAACAGGTATGCCGTTTCCGGCCAGGGCCAGAAGGTTCTCATACGCGTCCGCCATCACATTGGCCACGTTCGGACCGCGATCCATGCGGATATCTACGTCCAGCTCGCCAAGGGCATTAATCAGCGCCGGGTTGCCGACCTCATCAAACCCGATGCCATTGACCTCAATAAACTGGACAACATCATCGTTGTCTGTCACGCGGACAAGGCGCTCCGCCGTCCAGTGCTGACAAAGCGCGGCAAAGCACAAGCGATAGACGCGGAGTTCCCAGCCTTCATACGCTGCGATGAACGGCCCAAGCTCCGCGATCCCGGCCTGCTGCAGAAGGTTGATCGCGCGTCCAGATTTGTTCTCCACGCCCTGGCCCATGAGGGCAGGATTTGGCCCCTGGTTCTCGATCTCCTCCAGGGATTCACGGTGCATGGCGGTAAGCGCCGCGATGTCTGCCTCGTGGCCAAGAATTTCGAAGTCCTGACCAGGCGCGACTTCGACAACACCGTCAGGACGCGTCACTTCTCGACGGAGAATTTCGACGTTTTTGACGACGCCTTTCGTGACCTTCACTGTCTTGGCGCCGATGAGATGGAGACGCTTCGAGGACGTGTGGTTGATTTCGTCCTGCGGCGACTTCATGTTCCGCACAAAACCGTAGCGATCCCCGTCATGGTCGCAGGCGGCAGAGAACATGATGAACTTGGACACTGGACGCTTCTTGTCGTCGGCGAAGGGTGTTTCGCCTTCATCGATCTTCACATCCCCGGCATAAACACACCAGAGCCACCTGCCTTCGCACCGATACCAGTGGTCGATCAGAGGGATTGCGCGTGCGTGAGTAAGGGACCAGAGCTTTTCGCGCTCGTTGTGGAAGTAAAAATCATCCGCATTGCCGCCTCGAGACGCAACCTCCTTCAGTTCCGACGCCTTGTGCGGGAACATGTCGATGGCTGTGTCTAGATCAACCGTCTTGGCGACGCCCATATAACGAGCGTCGCTGAAATCGAGCTTTACAGACTTCGGGTCGTAAAAGAACGTGTCGGACTCAACGATATTGATCCCGATATCGGAATCGTTGTCGCCGTTCGGAGACGCGAGAAGATCTAGCTCGATGCCGGCAATCCCATCCACCATCGCCTGTCGGATGCATTCCTGCTTGATCGTGTTCCAGTCGGCATTCTCGAGAACATAGCGAACGGAAGATGTTGCGATGTCAGCACCACCGCGCTGCTCCTCCCTCGGGGTGCGCGGGTAGGCCTTCGGGTCAGAGCGCATTCGGGAGAGTACGCCAACCATGCCGTTGATCTTTCTGGCAACGCGGTTCTTTGTGATCGGGTTTTGATTGCGTGCCTTGAGAACCTTGAGCTGCTTCGCGGTCCACTGATCGGCGTGATAGTAATGGCGCGCGATCTTGCGCTCGGAGATCTCCTGCGACTTGATCTGGATGTATTCACGATACTGCTCGCGAAGAATGCCGACGTGGTAATAGCGCGGGCCTGACGCCTCAGAGCGACCGTCCGCTGTCGGCTCTTTCTCCTCGTCGTAGATGGCATCTAGCATTTCAAACCATCATCTCCATGAAGGATTCATCGTCGCCGATCTCGCGATAGCCATTGTCGGCTGCTTCGCTGTCTGGCTTGGCCGGTCGATCCCCGGCGATAATCGTGTCTAGGAGCTGTCCGATCAAACCTAGGGCGTCGGCCTGGTCATCGTGCTTTCCTGACCAGCAGGATAGAAGCTCGGATCTGAATGCTGCGTACCAGGGCGCATGGATCGGGACGTAGAGTCCATTCAATCCCATGCGGCCACGGATGGCTTGAGCTCGTATCGCCTTGTCGCCCTTGGTCGGGAACGTGGTTCGCTTGACCCAGGCGCTGCGGTCTCTCTGCCTTCTCTCGAGAAAAGGACCGATGCCGCTCTTGATCTGACCTTGTTCCTCAGCCCACTCGATGGGCTTCCACTGGACAACGAGATCGCAGAAGGATTCAACCCACTCGTCTGAGGAGGACTGCTTGCGCCAGAGGTCGAGAACGTACATGCGTTCTTCAGGATCAACACCGACAACGATGTGGACCGTGAAGTCCCCGCCGTCAGCAGTGACCGCGTAATCCGAAGCACCGTAGACTCTCAGCGTCTCAATGGCTGGGAGCTTGTCGTAGGGCTTCAGCCATTCTGACTTGAAGTAGTCGCCTTCCTCCGGTGCTGGGCGCTGCTGGTAGAGGGCGGACCACGTTCTTGCTGGAGTCTTGCGCTTGAGATCGGCGAGTTGCTTCCCGTAGCCGTATTCACCATCCGACCAGAGCCATTCCCCGATCTTACGGCCTAGCGGATCGTCGTTGCGGTCGGCCTCCGCTGGAAGGCTAATCACGTGCCAGTCATCGTGCTGAAGGGCGCGACCGGCTAGATCGTCTTCATGCCAGCGAGTCTGAATCAATATCTGCCGTGACCCCGGCACTAAGCGGGTGCTGAAGTCGTTGACGTACCAATCCCAGATGCGATCCCGGATGAGTTCGCTATCCGCGTCCTGTCTTGAGCGGATAGGGTCGTCGATCAGGCCGATGTTGGCGCGGAAGCCTGCGATGCCGGTTCCGACGCCTGCCGCGTAGTATTCCCCACCCGATGTCAGAGCCCAGCGCCCTGCCGCCTGGTTGTCCGGCGCCAACCCAATGCCAAGCGTCACGCTGTGCTCGGCAATCAGGTTGCGTATCCGGCGTCCCCACTTCTCCGCTAGCTCGGTCGTGTGCGAAGCTGCCAGGATATTGAATTTCGGATGGGCCTGCATGACCCATGGAAGAAACAGGACGCTGGCGTAAGTGCTCTTGGCGGACCCGGGCGGCATGAACACCGCAAGGCGTGGGATCTCACCCCGCGCTACGGCCTCCAATGCCTCAATCAACAGCTGATGGTGCTTCGCGGGCTCAAACCCGCAGAGCCGGGCGAACTCAGTTAAGCTGCGTCTTATCGACCGGCGGCGCAGCAGTTCCTTCGCTGCGTCCTGTGGCGATACGTTCAAGCTCTGCATCCGAGAGTCCGTTTACGTGCTCGTGGCGGGCCTCGATCTGGATCTTTTCGCCGTAGATCTTGGGCAGCGCCTTTGAGAGCAGCCATTTGCGGGTTTCGACGCGGAGGCGATCACGCTGAACCGTAGCCGGGTCCAGAACGTCGTTGATGCTCACGCTGTCGGCTATATCGACGATCTCGTCAGCCATTCGCAGGTAGCCCGCCTGCCTCGCGAGCGCGTAGTTCGGCGAAAAGGGGTGATTATCGTCGGTAGCCCAACGCCTTACGGTACGCTCCGATGGGAATTCGTCGCTCTTGCAAATGGAGTTGAGCGTTTTCCCTTCCGAGAGAAGATCGCACAGCTTTTGCCCGAGGTCGTCGGTGTAGACGGTGGGTCTGCCTCTTCTCTCGTCGGACATGTCGTTTCCTAGTTCAGCCTGTTCTGCTGCTTCCTCTCCTCTAGGTCTAAGAGGAGGGGGCGGATGGATTCACGAACCGACTCGAGCTCAGCTTCCAGCCTATCGATTGCCAGGCGCATCTCGTGCTCGGTCATTGTGTATTCCTGGATGTGAAAGCGGGACGGACCCAAGTGCGAGTTGAAAGCCCGCCCCGCCTTGGCGCACGTGGGGCTGATACGTCAGCCCGTGTCGTTCTCGTATTGAGCCCTAGTTACGGACCTAGGGCGGCCCTCGGTGCTGCTGGCGGCGCAGGACCAGATCCAGCAATTGAGGATCGAGAAAGGTGGAAGGACGAAGCATGCAGGCCTCCACTACAGGTTACGCGCGCACAAGGTTTGCCGCTGCATGACGGCAATGAGGTTCCGGCCGGAGCCAAGCCATTTGGG